TGGAACCTTGGCCACGTTACACAAACGATACAGACATCTTGCTTTATTCAGAAACTATTGCTACAATAGTTGAACCTGATGAAGAAATCAGGAAGAAGTATGAGATTGTGACTAAATGAGTTTCTATACCAACGTTCAACTGGTTGGTGACAACTTGCTCTATCTTGGGTACGAGAATGGTCAACGTATTCAACGTAAGTTCAAGTTCTCACCAACTCTTTTTGTTGTCACTGATAAAAAAACTAAACATAAAACTCTCGATGGTAGATATGCAAAACCAGTTAAGTTTGAATCTGTCAAAGAAGCAAGATCTTTTGCTGAGAAATATAAACACATAGAAAATTTCGAGGTTCATGGATATGACAGGTATCTCTATCAATTCATCTCGGAAGAGTTTCCGAAAGAAGTTGATTACGAAGTTAAAAGTCTTAAAATTACATCTCTTGATATTGAGGTGGCATGTGAGAATGGGTTTCCTAACGTGCAAGAATGCTCGGAACCTCTTCTTAGCATTACAGTACAAGACTATTTCAGCCGTAAGATCATCGTATGGGGTACCAAACCGTATAAAAACACTAGAGATGACGTTACTTATATTTTATGTAACGGTGAAGAACATTTGCTCCGTTGTTTCCTTGACTATTGGATTGCTAGTTTCCCAGATATTCTCACGGGGTGGAATGTAGAACTCTATGACGTACCATATATTTGTGGACGTATGGAGAGGTTGTTTGGTGAGAAAGAAATGAAGCAAATGTCTCCATGGGGCATTGTGCATCGAGAAGAGATGGAGATAAAAGGTCGTAACCAAATATTGTATAACATGTATGGGATCAACGTTGTTGATTATCTTGATCTGTATAAAAAATTTACTTATACTAACCAAGAATCATATAGACTAGATCATATTGCATTTGTAGAACTTGGTCAAAGAAAACTTGATCACAGTGAGTTTGAAAACTTCAAAGATTTCTATACAAAAGATTGGCAAAAGTTTATTGACTACAACATCATTGACGTGGAACTTGTATCTCGTTTAGAGGACAAGATGAAATTGATAGAGCTTGCTATTGCTCTAGCATATGATGCCAAGGTAAACATCAGAGATGTATATTATCAGGTAAGGATGTGGGACACTATCATCTATAATTTTCTTAAAGATAAAGGTGTGGTTGTTCCACCTGCAAAACGATCTGACAAAAACGAAAAGTACGAAGGAGCATATGTCAAGGAACCGATACCAGGACGCTATGATTGGGTGGTTAATTTTGATCTCAATTCTCTGTATCCTCATCTCATTATGCAATACAACATCTCGCCAGAAACCCTTGTTGAAAGAGGACATCCAACTGCTACCGTTGATAAACTCCTCGCAAAGAAAGTTGAGATAGATGGCAAATATTGTGTAGCACCTAATGGTGCACAATATCGCAAAGATATACATGGATTTTTACCTGAGATTATGCAAAAAATATACGATGAACGAACGTTGTATAAGAAAAAAATGCTCAAGGCAAAGGATGATTATGAGAGAAACCCATCTGCTAAATTAGAAAAAGATATTAGCAAGTTTAATAATATACAAATGGCACGTAAGATCCAATTAAACAGTGCCTATGGTGCTATTGGCAATCAGTATTTTAGATATTACAATCTAAAAAATGCTGAAGCTATTACTTATGGTGGCCAGTTCAGTATCAGATGGATTGAAAACAAAATGAATGTGTACCTTAATAAGGTATTGAAAACTAAAGGAGAAGATTATGTTATTGCTAGTGACACTGATAGTATCTACCTCAATATGGGTCCTCTGGTCAAGACTGTATACGAGGGGAGAGAAAAAACTGATGAAAGCATTGTGCGGTTCCTTGATAAGATCTGTCAAGTGGAACTTGAACCTTATATTCAAAGTTCTTACGAAGAATTGGCAGAGTACGTCAGTGCCTATGACCAGAAAATGATCATGAAACGTGAGAACATTGCATCGAGTGGTATCTGGACAGCAAAGAAAAGATATATGCTCAATGTTTGGGACTCAGAGGGTGTAAGATATAACAAACCCAAGCTAAAAATGATGGGGATTGAAGCAGTCAAATCTTCTACACCTGCACCATGCAGAAAAGCGATTAAGGATGCTATTAATATTATGATGGATGGTACAGAGAACGATTTATTATCCTTTATAGATAGATTCAAGGATGAATTCAATTTGTTACCGCCTGAAGACATAGCATTTCCGAGGTCTGTAAATGGACTACGCAAATTTAAAGCGTCAGGAACCGTGTATACAAAGGGCACCCCTCTACATGTTCGTGGAACTTTGCTTTATAATTTTTATATCGCAAAGAACAAACTCCAGTACAAGTATCCATTAGTTCAAGAGGGTGAAAAAATTAAGTATATCTATCTTAGACGACCAAACAAAATTAATAATGAAAACGTAATCTCTTTCCTTAATACATTCCCACGTGAACTGGGAGTGGAAGGGCAGATAGATCGTGATGCCCAATTTAAAAAAGCATTTCTTGACCCTTTACGAATCATCACAAATGTGATAGGATGGGAAACAGAGAAAGTATCTAATCTTGAATTTTTATTTGCATGACTTCATCATTTTTAAAAAGCATTGTCAAAGAGATTGACAATGACTACGCAGGTCTTTTGTCTGAAGGTGGCGTAGGTGATATCGAATCATTTGTTGACACAGGATCATATATTTTTAACGCTCTTGTTAGCGGTTCAATTTATGGAGGTGTCCCCTCTAATAAAATTACTGCAATAGCAGGAGAAAGTGGCACTGGTAAAACATTTTTCTGCATGGGTATTGTGCAGAATTATCTCAAAGAAAATCCTGATGCAGGTGTAGTTTACTTTGAGTCAGAAGCTGCTGTTACAAAAGATATGATTGATGATCGTGGCATTGATGGCTCACGTATGATCTTAGTTCCTGTTACAACAGTACAAGAATTTCGCACACAAGCACTACAGATATTAGACAAATATCTTGCTTTGGACATAAAAGATCGCAAACCTATGATGTTTGTGTTAGATTCTTTAGGCATGCTTTCCACATCTAAAGAACTAGCAGACAGTGCCGAGGGTAAAGACACTCGTGACATGACTAGAGCACAAGTTGTGAAAGCAATTTTTAGAATTCTCACATTAAAATTAGGTAAAGCGAATGTCCCACTACTTGTCACAAATCACACCTACGATGTTGTCGGTGCTTACGTCCCAACCAAAGAGATGGGCGGTGGTAGTGGTCTTAAGTATGCTGCTAGTACGATCATTTACCTCTCGAAGAAGAAAGAGAAAGACGGTAAAGATGTCATCGGAAATATTGTCAAAGCTAAGGCAGCAAAGTCTCGTTTGACAAAAGAAAATTCAACAGTAGAAACAAGGTTATTTTATGATGCTAGAGGTCTTGACCGTTACTACGGACTCTTGGAACTCGCTGAAAAGTATGGGGTATTCACCCGCAAAGGTAATAGGATTGTGGTTGGTGATAGTTCTGTTTATCCCTCTGCTATACTTAAAGATCCAGACAAGTATTTCACGCAAGAAATAATGGAGAAACTTGACTGGGCAGCAGGCCAAGAATACAAGTATGGATCATGAAAATAGATTTATTTCCCACTGTACTTCGTAAGTATAGTGTTCCAAATAATGATGCATTTATAACTCACTGGACAAAAGAATATAACGAGTGTAAATTTAGAGAAGTATCTCCATTAATCATGGGATATTCTCATATGGAAAATTCTAATTTGAATGAAAGTTACATCGACATTGTAAATCAATTTATGATTGATCTTGGTGTTAATGAAACCCATTCATTTGGATTACAATCGTTTATTTTTAAATGCTTAGAGAAAGGAGAGAGTATTGATGCAGGTGATTTCTTACCAAGTCATTATACATTAGTTCATTACGTGTCAGATTGTAAAAAGTCTGATTTATTTTTTCATCCCGCAAAACAATTAGCTAGATCTTATGATCCTACTGGTGTATCAGAATGGGTATGGGATACTGGGTTGTATGTTAACGCAGGTGATGTTATAATTTATCCGTCATACTTAGAAACTGCCTCTCCTAAAAATGAGTTGACAGATATTAGAATGACAGTTACAGTACCTATAGTTTTAAGACCAAATGAGTAAGGTTGAAAATCTAGTAATTAAAAATCTTCTTCTCGATGAAGAGTATGTTAGAAAAGCTATGCCATTTATTAAGGCAGAGTATTTTTCTGAACTTCTAGAAAGAAATTTGTACAACGTAATTAACAAATATTTTACAGACTACAGTGCTTTGCCTACAAAAGAAGCATTGGAAATTGAAGTTGGGCAGTTGGGTAATATATCAGATGAACAACATAAACAAACTATACAGTACATCAGAGATATTGATGATGAAAAATCAGAGTATGATTGGATATTAGATACAACTGAAAAATGGTGTAAAGAACGTGCTATATATCTTGCTCTTATGGAAAGTATTAAGATTGCAGAAGGTAATGATGAGAAGAGAGCTACAGGTGCAATACCTAGTATACTTTCTGATGCATTAGCAGTTAGTTTTGACAACCATATTGGCCATGATTACCTACAAGATTACGAAGAAAGATATGAATTCTATCATCAAACGGAAGAGAAAATTCCATTTGATTTAGACTTCTTTAACAAGATTACAAAAGGTGGTCTTCCTAATAAAACTCTCAACATTGCTCTTGCAGGCACTGGTGTTGGTAAGTCTCTCTTTATGTGTCATGTTGCTAGTAGTATTCTTCTCCAAAGTAAGAATGTTTTATACATCACATTAGAGATGGCAGAAGAAAAAATTGCAGAAAGAATTGATGCAAATCTTTTGAGTGTAGATATACAGCAACTTGACCAGTTACCTAAGATGATGTTTGATTCCAAGGTAAATAAAATTGCTAAGAAAACACAAGGTCAACTAATTATTAAGGAGTATCCAACTGCATCTGCTAGTGTCGGACACTTCAGAGCATTGCTTAATGATCTTGCTCTTAAGAAATCATTCAAGCCAGATATTATTTTTATTGACTACTTAAATATCTGTGCATCATCACGTTATTCTAAATTAGGTAATGTCAACTCCTACTCCTACATCAAAGCAATCGCAGAAGAACTTAGAGGACTTGCAGTGGAAGCAAATGTACCTATCGTATCTGCTACTCAGACCACTCGTTCTGGTTATGGTAGTAGTGATGTGGATCTTACCGATACCAGTGAGTCCTTTGGTTTACCT